CTGACGTCAGCGACGGTGTGAAATACGCCACCGTAGCCGCGGCCAGTGTCTTGATATCCAGCGCGGCCGAGAGCACCTGAGTGCCTACCTCGACCTGTGCTGTATACGAAGTGGCGGCAGTCGCATTGACTGACTGTATGTATGACCCACCCACAAACCGCATGGCCCGGGGGGCATAGAAAAGGTAAGCGACGGCGTCGGCATCAGTGCTCTCCGTGAACAGAAACGGTCCACACAGGACCACGGGAGCCGCAATGCTCGGATGTACGAGCCTGCTGTGCAGTTCCTTAGGGCTGTTAATCATCTTTCGCCCCCTTACTCAGTCAGGCCGTAAATGGTGCCCTGAGTCGCCGGATAAAGGCAGATCAGATTCCGGTAGGTCCTCATGACCGCCGTGAACAGATCGCTCGTGATCGCGAAGTGCAGGACAGTTCCACCCTGACCTGGGATCCACTCGGTGTCCTTGGACATCACGTGGTACCAGTAACTGGTGTTGACCACTCCGATGTGCTCCTGGGGCCAGAAACGCTCCACGAGGATCGGCTTGTCGTCGAACGACAGGGTGTTGTCATCCATACCACCGGGCAGATTCATCGGCATGTACCGAATCTGAGCCTGGAAAAGGTTGTAGATGTTCCGGCGCTGCTTGTAGTTCATCGTGAAGAACTCCGGATCCTTACCCGTGAGCTCATTCATGGTGTCGAGCGTGTCGCGCAGGATGTCGAACGAGATGTCGGCCGCAGCGCCACCACCAGAAGCGTCAACCATGACGCCCTGCCAGTTCGGCTGACCAGTCCGGGAGATTCCCAGGTATGTGCCGGCAGCCTGTACTGCAGCTTCCCAGCCCTGGATCTCGTTGTTGTAGTTCCCTGTACGTGTCAGGAAGTCGCCGTCAGCGGTATCCGCATGCACGTCCGCGGTCGTAAAGTCCAGCGTGGTGCCGGTAGCGGAGTGAACGACCGTAGAAATCTCGCCATCGCTCATATGCTTCGTGGCAGGCGGTGCCACGGTATCCAGAATGTCCACCGGCATGTTCGGCCGCAGGATATTCCGCACCGGGCGGGTCGTCTTGTACCGCGTGATCCCGAACGCACTGTCCACGACCACTGTGTTGGTGTCGGTGTTGGACTGGATAAGAGCGATCTTACCAGTTCCGTCGCCGATGATCTGCCGAGCCATGTCCAGCTTTACGCCGTCAATGGTGTTCTGCAGGGTGAGTGCGAGAGCCTCTTCGAACGATCCCGGGTTGTCACGGGTCATCGCCATGGCGGGACCGGTGATCTGGAACAGAGCATAGAGGTATCGAGAGGTCACTTCGGCAAGCTGCGGCTCGTCTACCTTAGACTGACCGAACGTACCTTTTTCTGGGCGGGCGTACACGCCCTCATTGACGCCGAACTGAACCGGGAAGATCCCTTTACGACCGGTAAGAGTCAGCTGCTGCGTAATTTTCTCCGCGAAGGGAGTGGCGAGGTTAATCGCCTTACGGATAGCATCCTGAATCGGACGATCCTTTAGGATCTTATCAAGGCGGGCCAGATCAGCAGTTGTTGGTGTAGCTGCCATAATAAAGCCTCATAAGTCCAATGAATCACTGTAATTCGCGAAAATTGTTGATTACTCTGCTTCATCTTCCGGTAGCGCTCATTTCTTCCGTTAACGGTGCGCGAATCCGTTAGACCCGAACCTACGCCCAGGTAAGTACTTGTCAACGAAAAGGGGTCCCGGAGGACCCCTGTTCGACTTTACTTCTTCGTATTTCCTCTCTAGTCGTTTCCGATTCGTCTACTGGCTTGCTTCACCAGAGACAGGAATGGGTTTCGAGATGAGTGTGTGAGACCTGGTGACACTTCATCCTTGGGCACAATAGCTCCACGCGAGGGAGGAGTTCCCTGCCCCTGGACAGATTGAGTCGGAGCCTGCTGAACCTTTCTGACCTTAGCCGGTGCCGCGGCAACAGCAGTCTTCTGGCGGAGAGAAGCAACTACCATATCTACCTGCCTGGGATCGATGTCTCCGTTGTTTGCCTGGATCTGCATTGCGACGTAACGCTCTGCAACTTCACGATCTACACCGTGTTTGTCGGCGGCGACATGAGTGGCGTTCGTCACGACCTGGATCTTATTGGACATCTGTCGTTGCTGCCACACCTGCTGCTGTCGCTCGGCAGACGAGAGTTTGGCCTCAGCCTGTAACTCTCTGATTACCATGTTCTTATAGCGATCATCCTGCTGCATCTCTTCGTAAGCTGTCATAGCCTCCTGGAAAGCCTCAGGCTTCGTGATCGCCATGGTCAGGAGGACTTTCTGGGGATCCTGCTCGAGCCGCTGGGCGAACTGCTGCATCTCCGCCTGGGCCATCTGCATCTGGTTCATCTTGTTCTGGTACACGTTGACTGCGATCATGGCCTCGTCAGCGAGACGATCGTAAGCACCGTGCAGCTCTTCCGGGAGATCTCCCTTACGGATACCGAAGTCGATGCCCACCTCTGCGAGACGGAGGAAGGTCTCGTCCATCGAAGTGGGTTCTACCGGCTCGGGCTCGATAACCTCTTCCTCCGCCTCGATTTCCTCTTCGCTCTGGTATTCTGGTGCTGGAGTCCAATCCTCTTCGAGCTCAAGTTGCTCGGGTGCGGTCTCCTCTACAGCAAAGTGCCCCGCCAGATCGTTGATCGTCTCTGCGGCCAGGTCCTCAGAGTTCACTCCACCTTCATTCGGGTCAGCCATTATCCTCTATCCCTTGTAGAACTTGTCGCGGAAGATCGCGATGCCATCATGAATGCGAACCTGTTCGAAGTTGAAGAACCATTCCCCGTCTACTTCCTTCCATACAGAGACGCCGAAACCCTGGTGCCAGTCCGGTCTGGACCGCCAGTGAGGGTTCAAGTCGCACAGGCATCCCATGTTCCACCCACTATCAGTACCACGCAAATCTCTAGATGTAAAGTTCTGAATGCGGTGTGAATGTCCGAAAACGACGCTCTTTCCGTACTGCTGGAGGTGGGCCGTGGTCGGGTATTTGTTCGCGCGGTAGCCGTGGATGCAGAGGAGTCGATCGTGCAGAAGGGTTCGATCACCCTCTAAATAGGAGTGGGACTCCCAACCGTTCTCGGAGAGCCCAAGCAGGTAGTCCAAGTTAAGGACGTCCCTGATCTTAGGGAGTCTCATCAAGGCCAGGGTCTTCATGTTCGTCTGCAAATCAGCCAAGAGCCGATCGAACCTATCCTCATGATTCCCATGGAGATAGACCCGTCGAGCACCTGGTTCTGCCAGTCCTATCATGATATCGAGATGGTCCAGGAGCATGTCCAACGACTCCTGCATGTCGATCTGGTGCATCTTCAGCTTGGTCTCGAGCGGTGGTCTGTGGGTAGAGATCTGCCACAGATCCAGCATATCACCCTGTGACATCAGGGTCGTCGGCCTTACCTCGGCTGTGATCTGGTACAGGATACTGACCGCTCTTGGGTCTTCGAAAGGGAAATGGACGTCAGACCAGTGAAGGGCAGCCTCGTCGTAGGACTGAAACTTCTTCTTAGGGAGCTCAGGTGGTGGTCTCTCTACCTTAGTGTAGTCGTAGACCGTCCTCCTCAGTTTGGGATGGAGTTCTGCCGGTGGCTCTAACCCAGTGAGTTCGTAGTACTTAAGGATGTCACCCTTGTGACCTTGTGCCCCCCAGCTTGTGAGATGCCGAGCTATTGTCGCTGAGTTGACACCATACTCATCAGCCAGAACACTAGCGTGCTCCCCACCAACACAGTACCTCTCGAGTATCTCTTCACGAACCCCATCCCAGTCCAACGCCGCGTCCCACGTCGTGGAACTCTTCATAGGCTACTTGTCTCCCGTTTTGCCCCCGGTATCTGTTTCCGGTACAGGAATCTCGGAAGCGATCGCCTCGGAGATGGAGCTGATCACCATCTCAGCGACCATCTTCTTGAGATCAGCCTGGAGTTCAGCTGTTTCGCGGACTTCTCGGAGTGCCTTCTCCATATCGATCATAGCCTGCTGTTCCTGATCCGCAGCCTGGTTCAGCATCTGGCTGGTTCCTTGTACATGCTGGACAAAGGCCTGTTGAGCTTGCTGCGGCCAGGACTTGAACTCCATCGACTTGAGGACCTTCTCGTGCTCGTCCAGGTGGGCACCGTGGTCCTGCCAGAACTGTGGCCCATCCCCACCACGACCCTCCTTGAAGGCCATGTTCTCATTCCTCGCTTCGATCACGTCTGGATCGAGAGATGGGATCGACCGGTCGATACCAGTCGCGTTCATGGCTGCTGAGAGCCTGTCCATATCCGGGGAACCGTCCTCATTCATGAACAGCATCTGACCAAACTGAGAGTCGAGTACAGAGTATACCGAATCACGGAGAGAGGCACGAGACCAAGGGTAGAGACTGACTTCGTCGACTCTGATCGTTGCTGAGACGTCTTTCAGGTCTATTGACCCTGTAAACTCGCGCCACTGATACATGCGGTCCTTGCCCTGGACAGCGATTACACGCGGCTCTGCGTAGAAAGCTGCCGCATAGCTGGCCATGAGTCTGCCGAGCTGCTCCCAGGAGGCCTTAGAGTTCATGATCGCGACGGCTGTCGGGCCCTCTTCAATCACCTCGGTGGGCCTGCGGAAGGCTCTAGAGGACTCTCCGGGAGCTGGAGAACCTCCCATCCCGCCTTTCTTGAACATGTAGCCACCGATAGCCATCATGTCGTTCTGGGCGTCTTGCATCGTCTTGAAGAAGGTATCCGGAGCCTGTCGAACCTCCATAAACTCCGGCTCACCGCCTGGATTGACCGCGAGCTCCTGGAATGGTTCGTCGTTGATGTCGCCGTAAGTCAGACCTCCACCGCTCTTCAGGAGGATCTTCGGCTTCACCTTGTTGTGCCACTCGAGGACCCGAGCAACGATCTCGTCGTAGAGTTTGTTTGAGAAGGTCAGGTCGTAGAGTGGACTGATCCCGATGTGCTCGTTTCCTGGGACTGGGATCCAGATGAATGGGACGATCGGCACCTCTCCGCCCGGGAGCGGCCACGGACCAGCGAGCAGCAGATCATTACCGCCAGCAACCCACCACAAACCATCCGGGTGGAGTGAAGAGCGTGGGATGTAGTGCTGGATCACGAGAGCCCGCTCGTCCTTCGACGGTGTCATCGTCGGTGTTTCAATGGTCTGCAGATTTGAGTCGAAGTCGTCGTAAGTCGAGGTGTAGTTGAGCTCTTCCGCCTTCTCGTTGTAGAGACTCTCAGCCTCTTCACGAGAGAGTAGAAGGCCGATCATCACGCCATGTGCCGGGATCGGCGAGTATCGCACATACTGAGGACTGACAACCTCTACCCCGATCTCACCTTGATCGAGCATGACCGGTTCCATACCCGGACTGGGTTCACCAGTCATCGGGTTGATAGCGATGAGCTGTCCGTCTGGGCCTGGTATCGCCAGCGGTATCATCTTCCCGGTGTTCGTATTCCAGTAGACCCTGAGGTAGGCTGTCCCGCACGAGAGCAGCCAAGCTGCGAGCTGGATCCGTTTCTGTGCGAGTTCGAGCTTGTCCCACAGATACATGTTCAGCTGTTCGATGATTTCCGCGGAGTCGATATCGGAGGGGTCAGGTGACGCTGGCATCGCGGAGTACCTGATCTCGGACTTGAGGAAGTCAGATAGGTAGTCAGCGTAAAACGCTAGCGTATAGTTGATTACGGGATATCTCTTCCACTCAGGAAGCTTATCCGGATCTACTGACTTCAGCGTGTTCCAATGCTGAGACCGCAGATACTCAAGAGAGCGCTTCCACCTCTCGATCCAGAAAGCGTACGTGTTATCGAGATCCCGCCAGGCGTCGAACGTGAACCGGGCGAAATCTTCTTTAGGCTCTTCTGGACCAGGGATCACATGTGGCATCAGTCTTCACGTATGAATGGGTGTAGATCAGGCTCAGGACGCTCCATCGGTTCGTGGATCACGAAGCCCTGCTTTTTCATTTCGATGATCGTCTTCATCAGAGGCCGCACATCGACGTAAAAGGTGAAGATACCTCCGATAGCGAAACCCACTGCCAGGCCGAAACCTAAGATCAGAAAGTCCATAAGTCACCCCTTCTCTCGCGTGCCTCTTGTCTGTCAATCTGTTGCCAGATCTGAACATCCCTCTCCGACATGCCCTTCATCCACGAATTATCCTTCTCCGTCTGAAAGCCTGTCGCCATGATCGAGCAGCCGTAGATCAAACAGTCGCACGCATCAGATCCATCTGCACTCTTCTTGTCAGGCTTGCCGGTGGACGCGTCCCACGTCAGCCTCGTCATCTCCCACAATAATCGGGACGAAGTCATTTGAACCTCACGGAGTTTCCAATGTGAGACCAAATCATCGAAGAACACAATCCGTGGGGCCCCGGAAACTCCCTTCAGACCTGTCAAAGTATGATACTCTCTGGTGTCGCTCGGTTCGAGTAGAGAATGAACTCTCAGGACCATCTTGTCCACTTGCTTCTGCATCGGCAAGGGGATAGCCCCGAATGGAGCCTTGATCCGACTGAAGTGCCAGTTGAGCTCAGCGATATCCTGCGGGTTAGCCGAGTCCACGTAGACAGGGAGCTGTTTCCCATCCCAATCCCTGCCGAGGATCCCCCACATCTTCTCCGCTCTAAGAGCGAGAGGCTCATCCTGGGAGAAGTATTCATCCGTCACGTAGTAGGTACCGTACTCATCCGCCGCGAAGAACAGAGCAGCGAATCGGTGGTACTGAGGGTCTACAGTCACCCACCGGTGGAAGTTGCTGGGGACATCGAACCTCTTGACCTGGTGGATCTCGGGGTCGTATGAGGTGAAAACGAGCCCTGACCTGGTGACGAACTGTCCGTATAGTCTTGCCGCGCGCACGAGGGGATCCGGGTACATCTCCTCCATCTTCTTGATGTCTTCCCGGGTGTACTGTGGGACGAGAGGGTTTCCGTCGGCATCGGCAATTGGCATGAAAATCACGTCAATATCCAGCCTGGTCCCGTTTTCCCACGGGATAAACAGGTCATCTCGGATCCAGGTCCAGTTCGCGGCTACCTCATCGACCGGAGTCAGGACCATCAGGATCCGACCCTCTCGATCGAACACACGGGCCAGCAGCTCCTCGAAGACTTCTTTCTTCTGTGCTTCATCCATCACGATCAGGTCGACAGAAGCACCCTGAAGTCGACGCTGTCGCATGTCTGAGGAGAGCATGTGGAGCTGGGAGCCGTTCTTGAAGTAGATCACGTTCTGCTGCTGGTCCCACTTCTTCACCTCCGGCATGGGCAGAAGCAGCTTCAGGACCGGGATGATCGCCCTCCGGAACATCGTCAGGGACGGCATCACGTACCACACGACGATCGGGAGCTGATGAGTGGGCATGCGGCCCCAGGTATCCCGATTCAGGCAGTAATACAACGCCTCCGCCACCCCACCCCACGTCTTACCGGTCCGGTTGCCCCCGAGCACGAGAGTGATCCGGTTCCGATCCTTGTGCATTCTGATCTGGAACTCGTGGGGGTGATAAACATGCTTTAGAGGATCGTCTGCCTTGCGTTTCTTGACCTCTTCCCGGAGTTGGGAGAGGGTCTTTGTGGGTGTATTCACTGCAGCTCTCGCCCCGAAGCGAGAAGGGCCCGACGGATCATCGAGCCTCGATTGGACTGGTGACGGGAGTATTCCTGGATCTTCTCGAGGATCGCGTCTCTGTTCGGGAACCCGTACAGGACATCGTAGTCACCAACCGACTGCGGAGTGTCCAGCTCATAGTCGAGCCACTGCCCAGCGACCTCCGGGTTTGTCATCTGGTTGATCTTCTGCATGATCCGGTATGCTTCGCCACCCTCTTCGGCTCTCCTCTCGATTCCACGGATAGGGAGATGGAATGTGGGATTGCCCTCTTTATCTGGTATCGTGGCTGCGACTTTAGCTTGCCAGATTGCTCTCCCGATCCAGTTCTTCCCTTCGTAATCTTGGGCGTGCGAGCCCTCATGCGCCAGATACCGCATGTTATGAGGCTGTCCGGGAGCAATCTCGATATCACCGCTGAGCGTGTTGAACCCACCGTACTGGCTGCCCGGCTGTTCACGCTCGGTGATCGGCGCGTCGAACCCGAGGATTGCCCTCATCCGGGCGATCTGTGCCCTCTTCTTCGGATCATCCTGGGGCATTATTTACCCCGATCCTTCTTACCCCACTCCGACACCCGCTCCCGCATCACATCGTTCGGAAAGTCCCGGATGAAGAGACCAGCGCTAGGGTGGTCTGGGCTCTGTCTGCCGAGAAGGATCCTCGCCCACTCTTCGTATGGTATAGAATAGTTCAGCTCGAACTCGTGCCGTGTACCCGGCATACCAGTATACTTACCAGACGGACGGGGAGCACTGCTGCTCTCCAGTGCCCTTCTGATAGTTCCGGATGTGTCGTATACAGGCTCTTTCGGCTCAAGAGCTCTTTTCAGCAGGTCCGAATTCAGCAGTAACTGCATCCAGTCAGGCATGATCTACCTCAGCTCAGTTCGAGACAGTAGACCGAGATCTGGCCCCCTGAAGTGTTCCAGAAGTTGAGGGTATCGCCGTCTACTGCCTCGAAAACAATGTGTGTGGCAGGCAAGAGGGGAAAGTCCGTGGCTGTAGCAGCCGAGTTCAACTCGAACCGGATGTCCTCGAACGTGCCCGTGAATGCCACAGCTACCCATCTGGTACCCGAACCAGTGACTTCGTAGGAGTCATTCGCCCCAGCAGTCGGTGCAGCTGATCCCTGAGGTCCAGTTCTCCATCCTGCCGTCGCCCGGATCGCCTGATTTACATCGGGTCTATTCGCTAAGCTCATAATTTACTCCTTGACGGTAACCATCTTAGCTTCTTCGATCAGTTTCTTGAGATCGGTCTCCCCACCACCGGTGAGTCTATCGACCACGTGCTCGAGCTGTGGCATGGTGAGGTCGGCGAAGGGAGCCGACTTGAGTCTCTCCGCGAGGACCTCCGGGTCTTCCTTCAAGTCCATCAGCATCTTAGCTGCCTGAACTCGGGAACTCTCATTCTCACCGAAGGTTACGACCTCCAGGAGGGTCCGGAGGGCCATAACCGCCCCCACCAGCCGTAGTTGGTCATACAGGAAGTCCATTCGGTTGAGAGACAGGCCCTCGGCCACGAGATCTCTAAGTTGGTCCGGGGCTCCCAAAACCTTATCCAGTCTCTTTTTATCCATTGGATGAAGGTAAATCTATCTCTCCATAGGTCAAGAGGGGGGTTGACAGCTAATCGGTCAAGGGTTTAGAATCACTCGCCGTTCTGAATTGCCGTTGATCTTCTCCTTGCCGATCGCTCCGCGAAGCGGAAAGCGAATGAGGCAAAGAATGAAAGAAGAACTACACGAGTATACCTATTTCTCCTCCGCGCCACACTGCCACAGCGCTTCGCGCAGGCAGTGGCGCAAGAAAGGAAGAAAGAAGCATGGCCCAGCCAGGGAGTCTAGGGAGTCCAGGGAGTACCGGGGACCTCAAGCGTATCATCGGGATCTCTATCGCCGGTAAGACCTTCTACTGGAACATCAACAAGAGCCGGAATGGGGCCCATTATCTC